CGTTCAAGGCGAAGATGAAGGCGCTCCACGCCGACCCGGCGTTCAAGGCGAGCGCCAGGGCGCGCATGAAGGCGCTCCACGCCGACCCGGCGTTCAAGGCGAAGATGAAGGCGCTCCACGCCGACCCGGCGTTCAAGGCGAAGATGAAGGCGCTCCACGCCGAGCACAGGGATTGGCTCAGCAAGACCGAACTGCGGCGCTATTTCGTGCTGCGCGATCATGGCGTGGGCCAACGCGAGGCGCTTCAACAGGCCCTTTCCTAATGACGGTCGCTGAGTACCACTACATCAGCCCTGGGCCCGTGGCCGATGCGTTCCTAGATTCCGAGGCGTTCATCGACGGCATCCGCGGGCCGATCGGATCGGGCAAGAGCACCGCGGCGGTCATGAAGCTCATCAAGATCGCCAACGCGCAAGTGGTGCAGGCCGATGGGCGCAAGCACTCGCGCATTGCGGTGATCCGCAACACGTATCCAGAGCTCACGACCACGACCATCAAGACCTGGCACCAGTGGATTCCAGAATCGGTCGGGCACTGGCGCGCGAGCGGCCCACCCACGCACCACATCATCGATGACAACATCGACATGGAGGTGCTCTTTGTATCCCTCGATCGCCCGAAGGACGTGCGCAAGGTCTTAGGCATGGAGCTCACCGCCGCGTGGGTGAACGAGGCTCGGGAAGTGGGCAAAAGCCTGATCGATGGGCTCACCGGTCGCGTGGGCCGCTTTCCCCCGAAGCGGGATGGCGGGTGTGTGAACCCGCAGATCATCATGGACACCAACCCGCCGGAGGTCGATCACTGGTGGTACGTGCTCGCCGAGCGCGACACCTCGAGCCAGCGCAATGCCGACCTCGTGCAGTCGGTGATCGATGCGGAGAAGGAAATGCGCGCCGCCGGGCTCCTCAAGCGCAACCAGCCCTTGTTCGAGTTCCACGCCCAGCCCGATGCCAACTCACCGGATGCGGAGAACCGAGTCAACCTGCCGAGTGACTACTACGCCAAGGCGAGTGCGGGAAAGAGCGAGGAGTGGAAGAAAGTCTACATCCGCGGCGAGTATGGCTTCGTGCAGGATGGGCGCCCGGTGTACCCCGAGTTCCGCGAGAGCCTGCACGTCAAGCTCTTTGAATTTAACCCGCGCCTGCCCCTCTCGATCGGGATCGATTTTGGCAACACGCCGGCCGCCACCATCGGCCAGCGCACCTTCACCGGTATTCACAGGGTGCGCTGGGAGGTGGTGACCGAGCACATGGGTGCCAAGCAGTTCGCCGTGGTACTCAAGGGGTTCATCGAGGAACGGGTGCCGAACTTTGAAATCTCGAGCATCACCGGGGACCCCGCCGGCGATGCCGACAGCGAGCACAATATCGAGGACACGTGTTTTAAAATCCTCAAGGCCAACGGGGTGGATGCGAAGCCCGCGCACACCAACGAGTTCACGGTGCGCCGCGAGGCGCACGCCCAGGCCATGATGCGCATCATTGACGGGGAGGTGGGCTTTCAAGTCCACGAGCACGGCTGCCCCACGCTCCGCCGGGGCCTCGCCGGCATGTACCGCTTCCGCCGCGTGCAGATCGTGGGCGATGAGCGATACCACGACAAGCCGGACAAGAACTCGGTCTCCCATGTGTGCGAGGCCGATCAGTACCGGATGCTCGGGTGCGGGGAGGGCCGGGTGGTGCTCCGAGGTCAACTAGGTGCAAAGCGCATCCGACCGGCGTACTCTTTGACGTGAGGAATTTTCCGACCGCGTAGCCTCGGCCCTTGGAGGTCCGCCCACCGTGCACGGTAGTGGGCCCGACGGAGTCGACGCATTCGGATGGCCGCAACGCGCGGGAAGGCACGGCCCCAAAGAGTGTTCTGGTAATCGCGCCATGAGAAAGCCTGGAGGCAGTAGCACTTCAGAACGGCTTGACGGCTGGGAGAGACCGCAGTTGATCGAGGGGACCAGGAGGGTAGCCAACACCCGCTATTTTACGCACGCGCGGTGCAGCAAGTGCCTGCGCCTGTTTGCCGCCCACGTCTACACCGAAAACTTCCGCGAGCTGTGTGTGGCCTGTGGCGGCATGAACCACGCGCATCCGATGTACCGGCACAAGCCGGCGCTCTGGCGGCGCATCGTGCGTCGCGTGACGGATTGGGTCCATGGCGAGGCATAACATCCGCGACGAGCGCGGGCGCTTTGCGCGCCGGCGGCGCTCCTGGCTCCGCTTCTGGATCGTCGATGATCCACCGCCGCGCTTCGAGCTGGTGCTCACATGACCGGGCAGCGCCTGGCGGTGCTCGAGGTGGTGGCCGAGGGGGCGAGCACATCGGTTGAGGTGGCCGCGGTCACGGGTCTCCCACGCAAGCACTGCTCGGCGATCTTGCGGCACCTAGCCCTCGATGTGGGCGTGCTCGATCGAAAGCTCATGCGATTGGACACCCGCGGGCGCCAGCCCTGGCTCTACACGGTGCGCGCGTGAGCGAGGAGCGACAGTGGGAACAGGAGGCGAGCGAGCCGGAGAACCCGTATTTCCACCGCCGGCGCATCGACATACTCATCGATAGGCGCCGGCACTTCCAGCCCTGGTCCACGACGCCGATCCCGCTTCAGATGTCACCGAAGCAGATGCTCACGGCGCTGGGCTATCCGATCCCGCACGGGCCCCACCCAGTGCCGGCGCACTGCCTGTATCGCGGGTATCGCCTCGAGGCGAAGCGAGCGGAACCGGCGAAGCCTTGACTGTGCCGGGGGCGCCCCGCAGGATCGTCCTCACCTCCCGCCCCCACCGAGGTGAGCCAGCGATGAGCTTTCTTGATCCGCCACGCTGGATGCGCCGCCTCGATCCTGGCGCGAGCGCGGCCCACTCGGTGATGAACGCCGGCCGCCCCGGTCCACCGCCGCTCCCTGGCGTGCCCAACGTGAACGATGCGGCGAACGCCGCCCAGCAGCAGTCCGATGCGCTGCGCGCACGGCGCGGGTTCCTCTCCAACATCTACGGCGGGGCGAGCGGCCAGCCGCCGGCGACCGGTAAAACCCAGCTCGGGATATGAGCATGAGCGCGGCGGTGGAGAAGGCGCGGAGCCTGCATACCTTTGTGATGAGCCAGGGCGCACCGCTCAACGAGTTCGCCCTCACCCTCACCGACGCGGAGGCCCTCGATTTGCTGGACCCGTTGAAAGCCGGCGAGCTGGGGCACTTTGGCAACCACGAGCAACTGGAAATCGACATCGAGGAAGCCAAGCGCCGCCACGACCCCTGGCTGGTGCTGGAGCACTTCACCATCTTTGGACTGGAGATTAGGCGCGCCCAGGACGTGTTGCAGTGATCGCGCTCACCGAGCGCCTCGATCTGCACGAGCCCTTCCGTGCCGGCGATCTGGTGCAGACGCGCTCCGAGCCGCGGCGGGTGTATAAGATTTTGTTCGTGCAGCGCGATCGCGCGCGCTGTCGCTACCAGAACCCGGAGCAGCCTGGCGTGATGTACCGGCCCGAGTATGTGGCGTTGCGCGACCTGCTGGCGCATCCGAGGACGCTGTGAGCGATGATGCCAAGAGCCTGATCAGCGACTACCAGGCGCTGTGGCAGAAGCAAAGCAACTTCCGCAACCTCTGGAACACCGCCGCGCAGTTCGTGATGCCCGCGAACGACAACTTTATTGGCGAGTTCGCCGAAGGGGTCAATCGCAACACCCGCATCTTCGATTCCACCGGCGTGATTGCCAACCAACGCTTCGCCGCGGCCATGACCGCGATGCTCACCCCCTCGAGCCAGGTGTGGCACAAGCTCAAGCCCGACGATGAGGAGCTCGAGGACGACCCGACGGTGCAAAAGTACCTGGATGCGGTCAACAAGATTCTCTTTGCCGCCCGCTACCACCCCGAGGCGGGCTACGCGGCGCAGACCGATGTGTGCTACCTCTCACTCGGCGCGTTTGGCAACAACGTGCTCTTTATCGACGATGACCTCCGCAAAGGGAACCTCCGGTATCGCGCCTGGCCGCTCTCCGAATTGTGCTGGGCGGTGAACCACCAGGGTATGGTCGACACGGTGTACCGCAAGTTCCGCTACACCGCCAAGCAGGCGATCCAGCACTGGAAGGGCAAGGCCAATATCCCCTTGGGCATCCAGCGCACCTTCGAGAGCGCGCCGTACACGGAAGCCGAGTACCTGCACTGCATCCGTCCCAACTACCACCAGGTGGCCGGCGGCTATGGCCCCAAGGGCATGGCCTTTGAGAGCTGGTACGTATTCCTGGGCGACCAATCGGTGATCGAGTGCGGTGGCTACCGCACTTTCCCCTGCGCGATCGGGCGCTACCGCGTGGCACCGCGCGAGAGCTACGGCCGAGGGCCAGCCACCACGTGCCTCCCCGACATCCGCACCGCCAATGAAATGGTCAAGACCGCGCTCCGCATGGGCCAGAAGGCGGTCGACCCGCCCATCCTCCTGGCCGAGGATGGGGTGCTGACCAACTTCAACCAGCGCCCCGGCGCCAATAACTACGGCATGATGACGAGCGATGGGAAGCCACTCGCCATGCCGTTCGAGAGCAAGGGGAACTGGCAGATCGAAAAGGACATGCTCACCGACACCCGCGGTGCGATCAAGGACACGTTCCTCAACACGCTGTTTCAGATTTTGGTGGACGCGACCCGGAACGGCGAGCCCATCACCGCGACCCAAGCCCTCATCCACGCCCAGGAGAAGGGCGAGCTCCTCGCCCCGGAAATGGGTCGGCAGCAGACCGAGTTTTTGGGGCCGCAAGTCCACAGAGAGATTGACCTCTTAAGTGAAGCGCGGGTGTTGCCGCCCCCGCCGGAGGCGCTGATGCGCTCCAAGCGCGGGATGCGGATTGAATACACGAGCCCCCTGGCCCGAGCGCAGCGCGCGGAGGAGGGGACTGCGATCATGAACACCGTGCAGGACCTCGGGGTCATGGCGCAGATCGACCCGAGCGTGAAATACATCATGGATTTCCACGACGCGGCGCGCGCCATGTCGATGATCCGCGGCACGCCGCCCAAGCTCCTGCGCACCGAGGAGCAGATTCAGGCGCTCATGGAGCAGGCCGCGAAGCAGCAGCAGGAGACCGCGGCGCTCGCCGCGGCCCCGAGCGTGTCCACGAGCGCGCTGAGTCTTGCCAAGGCCGCGCAGATTGCCGGCGGGCAGGGGACGGGGCCTGGCGCTCCCACCATTCCGCAAGGAGCGTAGGCTGTGGCGAACTCGAGCTGCGGGCGCATCGACATTTACGACAACCTCAACGGCACGGCACTCGTGGAGTGGCCGCCTTTCCCCGGCGCCGCCCCCGACAGCTACAACGTGTACGTGAACGATGTGCTCAATGTGAATGTGGCCGTCCGAAAGGCGATCATCACGGGGCTCCACGGCTCGAGCTACAACGGGAGCGCGATCACCCCGCCAGGCCAGTACACCGTCCGCGTGGCGGTCGTGCAGGGCGGTGTGGAGCGGGCGGTGAGCGCCGAGCGGGTGTTCACGGCGAGCCCCACCAGCACCAACCTGGTGACCCCGATGCGCCGGCCCTTTCCATTCCCGAACGTGGGGCCGTAGGTGCCCAAGGATACCTCGGTGAGCGCGAACGGAGCCGGGAAGCCCGGCGCAGCACCGGCCTCGCGAGCGGGTGCTGCGCCGGTGGATGAGGAGGCGCACCACCGCCTCGACGAGCACGACCGGCAGTTTCACGACATGGCCGAGCAGATGGGGCCCGAGGCGATCGCCGGCATGGTCAAGGGCGCGCACGCCGCGTTCCAGGACGGGTTCGAGCGCAAGGTCATGGATCAGCTCCTCACCGCGCTGCGCTCGGATATGGAGACCGATCGGAAGGTGATCGCGGGCCTGGATAAGCTCTGCACGGCGATCGGCGAGCTCGTCGCCACCCTCAAGGCAAGCATGGGCGCCTAACAGGAGTTGCCAGCGGGTGTGATTGCGCTGTACCCTCCGCGTTCAACAACTGGAGGGGGATGCCATGGATTTTTCAGATGCACTCGAGGTGGTCCGCCACGGGGCCAAGATTTCGCGCTCGGGCTGGAACGGCGTCGGCATGTACGTGGCGCTCCAGACGCCGGATGAAAACAGCAAGATGCGCCGGCCCTACCTCTACATGTACCCGGTGGGCGGGGAGCTCGTGCCCTGGGTCGCTTCGCAGACGGACCTCCTGGCCGATGACTGGCAGGTGGTCTCATGATCGAACCCACTGCCGGGCGCGTGGTGTGGTACCACGAGAGCTGGGCCGCGCTGGACGCTCCCCCGCTCGCGGCGATCGTAACGTTCGTGCACGACGCACGCCACGTTAACCTCTGCGCCTTCTCGATGTTTGGGCCGCCCTACGGCGTGCAGAAGGTGACGCTCCTCCAAGACGATGAGAAGCCGGTCGAGGGCACTTCCTGGTGCGAGTGGATGCCGTACCAGAAAGGTCAAGGAGCCAGGACCGAGCAGCTCATGGCGGCCTTGGCGGCGACGCCTGGCAACCAAACCACCGGCAGTGCGGCCGTCCCGCGGGTGAGCGAGAGCGAGCTCGGTGGCTGACAGTGAGCTCACCGCCGGGGAGGAGAACACCCTCGAGCGCGTCCGACAGCTCGCGCGTATCCGTTCGGTGCGTGATGCTTTTCTGGCAATCTTCGGGCCCCCTGGGGCCCGTACTCCACATGGGGCCATTGTCCTGGACGAGCTCGACCGATTCTGTGGCACGCGCAAGCTCATCAATGAAACCGACAACGTCGGGCAGACCGACATCTACCGCACCGCGCGCAAACACGGGCGCTGTGATGTAATGCAGGCGATCAACGACCTCATCGAATGGAAGGAACCGAAAGATGCCAACAGCAGCGACGGCGGCGGGTAATGCGGGCGGCGCCGAAGGTGGCGCTGGTGGGGCCGGCGGAGGCGCGGGCGGCCAAGGCGGTGCGGGCGCTGGCGCGGGCACTGGTACGGGCGCTGGTGCTGGAGCGGGGACTGGTGGAGGCACTGGTGGAGCTGGGAATGGCGCGGCCGCCAACGAGCCTTTCTGGCAAGCCTGGTCCGACCCGGCCGACAAAGAGATTCGCGAGTGGGTCGGGAACAAGAACTTCCCGGACATCAAGACCCTCGCGCGCTCGGCCCACGGGTACGAAAGGATGATCGGAGCGGAGCGCGCCGGCCGCGTAGTCGCGCTTCCCGCCGAGGAGTACAACGACAAGGGGGAGCTCGTCAAGGCCGACCCGGAGGGGCGCGCGGCGTTCAACGCGAAGATCGGCGTGCCGGCGAGCGCTGATAAGTACGACATCCCCCAGGACCCGAACTTCCCGGAGTTCAAGGGGGAGATTTCCAAGGTGCTGTTCGAGGCGGGCGTGCCCGCTCGCATGGCGTCCCAAATTGCCAAGGGCTATGACGGGGCGATCGCCAAAGCGGTGGCCGCGGCCCAGGCCCGTGATAAGGCCGAGAGCGAGGCGGGACTGGCCGAGCTCCAGCGCACCTGGGGCACTTCCTACAAGGAAAACGCGCAGCTCGCCAACCGCGGCGAGGCGTTCGTCATGAAAAGCACCGGAGCCACCGAGCCTCAGATGCGCGAAGTGGAGCGCGTGCTCGGCACCCCTGGCTACATGAAGATGCTCCACGCCTTTGGCGCGGGGAATGCCGAGTCACGCTTCGCCGGCGATGGGAACAACGGCGATGGGACCTCGGGCTTTGGTAATACGGCGAGCCAGGCGCAGGCGCGCATCAACCAGATCACCGCCGATCGGTCCGCGAACAAGATCAGCGATTTTGAGTGGCGCAACAAGTACGAGAAGGAAGTGCTGGAGCTCGGCAAGATCGTAGCCGCGGGCGCCGCGCAGCAGCAGTGAGCGAGGGCGTCAACAGTTGCGGGCACACCGTCGTTAAGTCCCTCGGGCACGGGCCCATTGACAGCAGCGAAGGCCCGGATATGGAGACCTTTCAGTGCATGGGCTGCGGGGCGTTCGCGAAACTTTCTTATGGGCCACCCCACAAGCCGCGCGAACTGCGCGCAGCATTCGACACGCGCGCGGAAGCCAATGCGGCGCAGCGAGGGTGTGCGAAGTGCGCGCACCTGCGCCGGTATTTCCGGCAGGACGATCTGATGTGGCACTGCGCAGAGTGCGATGTGGTGCTGCCGATGCTGGACCCCATGAGGGTGCCAGAGGGAGCCGTGCCAGCGCCAGGCGGTGTGCCCAAAGTAGCGGGCTGCCCGCACCTGCGGACCAGGTATAGCGGGCTCCACGATGAGTACCAGTGTCTCGCCTGCGGGAAGTTCCTCGGCACCGATCCAAGATACCGCCCGGACCCGCACGACGCGGCGGCGGCCGGCGACACCGCCGGCGCGCGCTTCGTTGCCGACCTGACCCCCTACGGTAAAGTGCTCGGCTTTCGCGAGTGGAATGGCCTAATTATCGTGGCCGCGGAGGCCGGCGTGTTCCACCTGGTGAACCATCCGGCAGGTCCGTACCTGGAGCGCATCAACACCGCACCGCCGCCGCTCAATGAGTGAATCGCTCCTGGACACCGCCGAGCTCGATCACGAGCGGCGGGTCCTGGTGCGCTACCTGATGCAGCGCGTGACCATGAGGGACTGGCACGCGGTGAGTGATGCGGCGAATGATCTTCGGGTGCTCGAGGCGTACTTCGCCGGCCGCGCGCGACGCAGCCCCTTGACAGTGCCACCGAGCCCGCCTAGCGTCTGACCCCACGAACGCGGAACCGGGAAGGACCTTCCCCCCGCTGATGGGAGCAAAGCTCCAGCGTAAAGTGGGCTCCCCCACTTAGAGCGCCCCCCGCAAGGGACCCGGCCCTCGAAAAGCTCACCACACTTTTCGGAGGCGCCGCCGTGTCTACCAACATTGTCACGTTCTACGTTCAGCAGTACGCCAAGACCCTGAACGAGCTGGTTCAGCAAAAGACCAGTCGGCTCCGAAAGTTCGTCACCGAAGATAAGTACGTGGGCCAGGCCGCGAGCCCCGTTGAGCAGGTGGGCGCGGTGGCCATGCAGCCCGTCACGCAGCGATACGGCCCGATGCAGCGCGTGGACGCGGCGACCGATCGGCGCTGGGTCTACCCCTCCGATTACGATTTGCCGCAGTTGTTCGACAACTTCGACAAGCTCCGCCTGCTGATTGACCCGAAGGGTAAATTCGTCAAGAACGCCCACAACGCGGCCAATCGCCAGTACGACGATCTGATCATCACGGCGCTGGGCGGCACGGCGCAGACCGGAGTGAATGGTGGCAACGCCATCGTGCTGCCGGCCGGTGAAATCGTGAGTGTCAATCAGGGCGCGACCGCGCCTACCGGCCTCACGGTCGCGAAGCTCCGCCAGGGCAAGCTCATCCTCACGCAGAACGAGGCGTACTCGGACGATGAGGAGGACCCAGGCGATCCGAATTCGGGCCTGGTGTGCGTCGCCGGGGCGCGCCAGCTCGACAATCTCATGGCCGAGGCGCAGGTCATCAGCCGTGACTTCAACGACCAGCCGGTGCTCGAGGAGGGGCGCGTCAAGCGATTCCTCGGGATCACCTTCGTGCGCTCCGAGCGCCTGGCCACCGGGACGGACGATCAGGCCGGCACCTCGACCAAGGTGTTCATGTGGCAGCGCGAGGGGATGCACCTGGGCGTGTGGAACGCCATCAGCACCAACATCAGCCAGCGCAACGATTTGCAGTCCGAGCCCTGGCAGGCGTACGTGTTCATGACCGCAGGGGCCACGCGGCTCGAGGAAAAGCGCGTCACGCAAATCTGGTCGCGGTAAGCGAGTCATTCAGCAATAACCGGCAGGGGCAGGGGGCAGGTCCCCGCCCCGGAGCCACAAGGAGAAGTTCATGGCCGTCGTCACCCGTCAAGGCACGCTCATCACCAACTACAATGCGCAGCCGCGCATTCTGTCCTCTGGCTACCAGGCGGGCGCGAACGACACCGTTTCGGTGGGCACGGTGGTCACGGTGGCGACCGACTCGATCGCCTCCGTGTACAAGTACGGGTATCTCCCATCGGGCGTGCGCATCCAGGACATTCAGCTCCTCAATGATGCGACCACGGCCGGCGTGTGGAAGCTCGGCCTGTACACCAACGACCAGCAGGGCCTGAACCTCGGACTGTCACTGGCCACCTGGAACTCCACGACCGCCTATGTGCCGGGCAACGTCGTGCAGTTCGCCGGCGTGGTGTACTACTGCACCACCGGCAACACCAACAGCCAGCCCCCGAGCGGGAATTGGACCACGGGTGCGGCCATCAACGCACCGCCCTCGGCGATCGCGATCCCGAACAACGATCAGATCTTGGCACAGGCCGCTTCCACTGCGGCCGCGAACACGGTGTGGAAGTCCATCTACACCCCGCAGATCGGTGCGGTGGCCACCGCCGCGGCGAACGCGAACCTGCGTATCTGGGAGCTCATGGGCTTTGCCCAGGACCCGTTCTACGAGTTCGAGCTCGCCCTCACCGCGACCACCGCGCCCACCGCGGTCGGTGGCATCACCTTGCAGTGGACCTGGGTGCGATAAGGTTAGTCCCCGTTACACCACCCGAAGGGGCGGGACCTCCCACCGCCCCGCTTTCCGCGAGGTAAGCCATGGCGACCATCCGAATTTCGATCAACCCCGAGGACCCGATCGAGTCCATCGTGGTGGCGGCTGGAGCTGCGGTCGTGACCAAGAAGATCGAAGTGACGGTTGAGCAGGCGGTCACCGTGACGGACGCGAGCTCGACGGTCTCGCCTCGGCCGATCAGTCGCAAAGAAGTGATCCTCGCGCTCTACAACGTCATCAACTGGATGCAGCGCGACAACACCACCTTCTCGGACTTCTGAGCCATGTCCGGGAGCTGGGGCGCGCTGCTGATCGGGACGGGCCCGCCCGACACACCCAACACTTCGGGCGCCACGGTGAGCCGCGGCCCGGTCGATTGCCCTGGCGGCACCTGCGTATTCTCTGTGGTCGGCACCTTCGGTGGCGCGACCGTGAAGCTCCAGGTGCTCGGTCCCGATGGAGCCACCTGGATTGATGCGGGCGTGGGCACGACCTTGACCGCTGCGGGCATGGGCGTCGTGTACCTGCCGCCCGGCATGGTGCAGGCGGTCATTGTGGGCGGTGCCCCTGCGGGAATCTTCGCCGCGCTCGCGCGCATCGTGAGTTAACTCACGTGGGTGAAATCACCGGCAATGTGTCTCCGGTGGGCGGCTCGGCCGGGAATCCCGTCGACGTTCAGGTGTTCACCACACCCGGTGCGGGCACCTGGACGAAGCCGAGCGGTGCCAAGCTCGTGCGCGTGATCGCCATTGGCGCAGGGGGCGGTGGCGGATCGGGCGGCTCCATTGTCTCTGGGACCGCAAGCTCTGGCGGTGCCGGCGGCGCGACCGGCGCACTCATCGATCAAACCTTCCCGGCTTCTGCATTCGGTGCAACGGCTGCGACCAACGTGGGGACCGGCGGTGCCGGTGGCATCACGGTCACCGGTGCAGTGGGAAATCCTGGAGCCAGCGGGAGCGGTGCAACGACTTTCGGCGGGCTGGTGAACGCGGCCGTCGGTGGCGGAGCCGCGGGTGGCCAGAGCGCCAGCAACTCGGGCGGTGGCGGAGCGGCGGGCCTTGCGGGTGCTGGGGGCATTGGCACGGGCGCGGCCGGCGGAGCGGCCGGCGCGGGCGCCGGGTCCATCGGTGGATTCGGTGCCAACGGCATTTTCGCCAACGCCGGAGGCGGTTCGGGCGGCGGCGGTGTGAACGGTGCGGCGGGTGCGAACGGTGGCCTGGGTTACAACGCGGGCTCAGGCGGTGGTGCTGGCGGTGGGCTCACGGCGGCGCCGGCCGCCACCAACGGCGGTAACGGCGGCAATCTCAACGGGCTTAATATCACTGGCCCGGCGGGCGGTGCGGGGGCAGGCACGGCAGGGTCCAATGCGAGCGGTTATACGGGCGGGACCGGCGGTGCGGGCGGCGCCTCGAGCGCGGCGGGCGTCGGCTTCGCCGGCGGCGCGGGTGGCATCGGCGCGGGCGGCGGTGGCGGTGGCAGTGCGATCAGCACGCAAGCCTCCGGGGCTGGCGGCCAGGGCGGGTCCGGTGCAATCTATGTCATCACCACTTTCTGAGGCGAGAGGCACATGGCCAGCCAGGTCGACATCGCGGACTTGGCCCTGTCGATCCTCGGCAAGGGCACGATCGCGAGCTTAGGCGATCAATCCAACGCCGCGCGCGTCATCAATGTCGAATACGATCTGATCCGCCGCGCGCTCCTCCGAGGGCGGCCCACCTGGAGCTTCTCGGTGGCGCGAGCCTCGCTCCCCGCAATGACCGCCGTACCGGTCTCCGGCCCCTTCACCCAGCAGTTGGCGATGCCCACCGATTGCCTGCGCGTGCTCCTGGTGGGCGATGTGTGGCCTGGGCTTGATCTTTCCGACTACCGGCTCGGGCCCACCGACTCGGGCTACACCATCGAGGGGCGCAACATCCTCTGTGACTACGCCGCCCCGGTGCCGATCAAGTACGTGAAGGATGTCACCGACACCACGCTCTTTGATCCCTGGTTCTGCATTTATCTGGCCGCCCAGCTCGCCTGGACCTGCTGCGAGCGATTGACCAACAGCGACACCAAGCAGGCCGCGGCCAAGGAGCGCAAGAGTCAGGCGCTCACCGAAGCGGCCGCGAGCAACGCGCTGGAAAAGCCCCCCGAGAACACCGCCGACGATTCCTGGGTCGCGGCGCGGATGCAGTAAGTGGGCCGCGCCTCCCCCGCCCTCGTGGCCTTCAACGCCGGGGAGCTCGCCCCGCAGATGGAGGGGCGGGTCGATCAGGACCGCTACAACATCGGCGCTCATATCCAGCAGAATTTCGTGCCCATCAAGCAGGGCCCCTCGGTTTTCAGGCCCGGCACCGCCTATATCCAGCCGGTCAAGCTCTCGGCCAATCGCACCTGGCTGGTGCCCTTCGAGTTCTCACAGACGCAGGCGTACATGCTGGAGTTTGGCGATTTTTACGTGCGCTTCTTTGCCAACCACGGCCCGGTGCTGATCCAGGGGACGGCGGCCTACAACGGCGGCACGACCTACAACCCCGGTGATTTTGCGCTCTCCGGTGGCTTCGTGTACCTGTGCATCGCCACCACCACGGGCAACGCGCCGCCCAATGCCACCTATTGGTACGTGCAACCCCAATACCTGGCCACCCCCAACACCGGGATGTTCGAGCTCCCCAGCCCGTATGCGGTGGCGGACCTCACCGACTCGTTGGGCGAGTTCGCCCTCCAGCTCGTGCAAAGCGGGGACGTGCTGTACATCGCCGGCGGCTACGCGGGCGCGGGCTACCCGCCCTACACGCTGACTCGCTACGCCAACAACCCGCCCAAGTGGCTGTTCTCGCTCTACGCGCCCACTGATGGGCCGTTCCTCCCGCCGGTGCCGCTGGTCGCGGGCGCTGAGATTGCCCTCGGCGTGAGTGCGGTGCAGGGCCAAGCCATCACGATAAAGGCGTACGGCGGGAATGTCTTTGCGGCCACCGATGTGGGGCGCCTGGTGCGCATCGCGAGCCAGCAGTTCAACACGACGGGCTGGACCGGGAATATCGCCTACGTCGCGGGCGACACCGTCACCAACAACGGCAATAACTACGTCGCGCTCAATGCCGCCACCAGCGGAGTGGACGCCCCCTTCCACACGAGCGGCGCGGTGCTCGATGGAAAGACCGGCGTGCGCTGGCTCTACACCGATAGCAACTACGGCATCGCGCAGATCACCGCTTACACGAGCCCCACGCAGGTGACGGCGAAGGTCCTGGTGCGCTTCCCCGCCAATGTGGTGGCGGTCGCAAGTGCCATCACGGCGATCACGCAGGCGAACCCCGCGGTGGTGACGACCGCCAATGCGGCTCAGGCCGGGGATGCCGTGTTCATTTTCGGGGTCACCGGCATGACGCAGGTGAACCAGAACACCCCGTACACCAATCAGACCACCAATGCGGCCAATGTGACGCTCGCCGGCATTGACTCCACCGGGTTCAGCGCCTACGCGGCCGGTGGGACGCTGGTCGACAACGCGAGTGTGGAGTGGGCGCTGGGGGCCTGGAGCAACACCACGGAATGGCCGCGCGCCGTGGCGCTGTTCAAGGATCGGCTCTTTTGGGCCGGCAAGCTCACCGCCTGGGGCTCGGTCGTGAGTTCCTACGCGAGCCAGGCGCCGGACTTCTTTGGCCAGATCACCACCGATGCGGCGATCAACGTGCCGGTGGCGGGCGTGGACGCCTCGAACGTGTGCTGGATGGTCCCGGCGAACATTCTGCTCATTGGCACCGAGGGCGGGGAGTACGGGCTCGATGCCGCGAACTACTCGAGCAGCCCGCTGGGACCGGCGAATGTGGAGGTGCTGCGCCAGAGCCAGTGGCGGAGCCGGCACATCCGACCAGCGCTGGTGGCCACGAGTGTGATCTACGTGCAGCGCGCCGGCCGCAAAATCTTCGTGATGGACTATAACTTTTACCTGAACCGCTACGATTCAACGGATCAGAGCAAGTACAGCTACCACATCACCATCGGTGGCGTCGTCGCGATCGCCTACCAGCAAGAGCCCTGGAGCGTGCTGTGGGCGGCGCGCGCGGACGGCACGCTGCTCTCCTACACCTACAACCGCGAGGACCAGGTCACGGCCTGGGCGCGCCACAACCTCGGCGGCTCTGGCATTGTGGAATCCATCGCCTCGATCCCCTCCCCGGACGCGCTGCGCGATGAGCTCTGGCTCATTGTCCGGCGCACCATCAATGGCGCCACGGCCCGCTACGTCGAGTACATGACTAAGGGCTTCGAGGGCCCGCAGGGCGGGAATGTGGGCGACACGCAGGCGTCGGCCTGGTATCTCGATTGCGCCGCGCAGAGCGTCGCCGCGCCACCGCCAGGTGCGACCAGCACCACGGTGACGGGCCTCACCTACCTCACCGGTCAAACCGTGGGGATTCTGGCCGACGGCGGGGTGCAGCCCCAGCAAGTGGTGCCGGGAAGCGGCATCCTCACACTCGGCTCGGCCTTCACCACCGTCACGGTGGGCCTGCCCTACCAGGGGAATCTGGTGCCGATGAGGCCGGAGGGCGGGGCGGATGTGGGCACGAGCCAGGGGAAATTGAAGCAGGGGGCGACTCTGGTGCTGCGCCTCGTGGATGCGGCCGGCGGCACGGTCTCCCAGCTTTCCAACCAGACGCGCCCGGCCAATGTGTACCAGGACCCCCTCGCCCTCACCTCGATCACCCCGATCAACCCGGAGCGCATCCAGTACAACCTCACCACCACGCCGCTCGATTCCCCGCCCCCGATCATGAGCGGGGACTTCCCGATCAGCTTCCCCACCGACCAATCGAGCGATCAGGACATGCGTGATATGTATATTCTGGTGCAGCAGGACTCACCGCTCCCGATGACGGTGGTGGGTATCTTCCCCAACTACGAGGTGCATGAGCCGCAATGATCCGCGTCGAGCCGTACCGGCCCTTTCACCTCAAGCTCCTCATTGCCCAGGGGGTTCAGCCCGCCTACGTGGGGCGCATCTCGTATGTGCCAGGGCTTTCTGACAGGCTCCAGGAAATGGGGCCGGCTCTCACCGCTTTTGATCGCGATCGCGTGCTGTGCGTGGGCGGGATGATCCCGATGGGCCCGAAGCTCGGGCACGTGTGGGCCGCCCTCGCGGCCGAAGCCGGCGCGCACATGCTGGCGCTCCATCGGGCCACCGAGCGGTTCATGAGCACGCTCCAGCCGCAGCGATTGGAGGCGACCGTGGAGCAAGGCTTTAGGCCCGGCTGTCGCTGGCTCGAGCTCATGGGCTTTGAATGTGAGACCCCGAACGGGATGCGAAGGTACGGCGAGGATGGAGCGACCCACCTGCTGTTCGCGCGGGTGCGCTGATGCAAGCCGCCGCCGTCGTCCTCGCCGCCTACTCCGCTTACAGCAGCAAAACCGCCGAGCGCGACCAGCTCAACACCCAGGCGCTATTCGAGGACCAGGAAGCCGGCATTGCTCGAGCGCAGGCCAATGTCGCGGAAGGCGATGTGCGCCACTCCACCCGCGAGGCGCTCGGGCGCCAGATCGGCGCGTTCGGTGCCGCCGGCGTCGCAGGAGGAGCGAGCACCTATGGGGCGGAGCGCGAGAGCTCCATCAACCAGGAGCTCGATGCGCTGCGCACCCGTTACAAGGGCGCGATCGTCGCCTACGGGTACAACACGCAAGGGTATCTTGATCGCATGGGCGCCCGCGCGGCGCAAAAGCAGGCGGCAATCTCGGCCGCCGGCGCGCTCCTAAAAGGGATGAGTGGCTCCTACACCGGCGGGGGAGAGGGCATCTACGGCGCGAGCGCCGGCCAATACTCCAGCCAGGACCTGGGCTCCATCGGCGGCACCGCCGCGTTGGCCTGAACCATGGCCCGTGGCGTACCGGGCGAGGAGATTTATACCCCGCAGGTGCAGCCCGAGGACCTGCCGCGCAAAGTCATCCCGCGCGCCCCAGACCTCTCTCTCGCTCCCGCATTGTCCGACCTGGCTGGCGGGTTCGAGGCGATCGCCAAGAAGCAGGAAGCCAAGGCCCGCGCTGATTCGGCCACCTGGGCCGGGGACGAGCTCGCCGACTTTCGATTGAAGGCGGCCAAGAATCTGGAGGATTTGAAGGCCAACACGCCGGCGGGGGACCCTGGGGATTTCACCGGCAATTATCTTAAGCAATTTGACCAGGACGCCCAGCCCCTCGCCGCCAACGCGGCGAAGAACGAGTACAGCCGCGCCATCGTGCACAACGGATTGCGGGAGCTCCGCACCAGCTACGCGATGGAGGCCATGAACTTTGAGGCCACCCAGCGCATCGATTACCAGAACCAGTCCATCAGCGACAACCTGGACAAGCAGCTCCCGCTGGTGCGCGCCAACCCCTCCCTCGCGCCCCAGGTGGGCCGGACGCTCTCCGATCAGATCAACTCGAGCAACAACTCGCCGGGCTTGAAGCTCAAATACATGCGGGCGATGGACCAGCAGCTCAGCACCAACGCGGCCTTGGGGCTCGCCGATCGGGACCCGGACAGCGTCTACACGCAGCTCAAGCCCGGCGGGGTCGCCAAGGACGAGCTGCTCACGCGCCTCATCAACCCCCAAGATCGCGCCGCGGTGCTGGAAGCGGCGAGCAAAGGGGTGGCGGTGCTCCAGGCCCATGGCGTCGTGCAGGCGTACGCGATGCACGGCCCGCAGGCCGGAGCCGCTGCGGAGGCCGCCATCGACAAGCTCCCCTACGAGCAGCCGATCAAGGATCAGATACACGCCGAGGCGCAGCGCGCCCTGGGGCTCTATCGGGACACGCAGCGCGACAAGTACGGCAATCAGATCATTGGACTGGAGACCCGCATCGCCACGGGCCAGCCGGACGCGGGCGATCGGGGCGTGCTCATGGACCTGTACCACCGCAACGTGTTCGACCCGGCGCAGGCGGGCAACAAGATGGGCCAGCTCGAGAACGCCTATGACAAGCAGGCAGCCACGCGCGCTGTGGCGACAGCCACGTCCAACGCCTACCAGAATGGGCTCCCCCTTGATCCGAAGGACAAGGACACGCGCGAGGGAATCGACGCGCTCTTTGTGCAGAACGTGGGCAAGCAGCCCGCCGGCTCGGCGCAGTGGATCAACTTCGGGGCCGACATCGCCTCGCGCACGGGCGTCGTCCCGCCCTCGATGGTCACCTGGGCGCGCACGCAGCTCGTGAGCGGTGCCCCACAGCCGGCCGCGCAAGCGGCCGAGGCCCTCGAGCGCTTGCAGCTTGCGAGCCCTCGCGGAGCGCCCTACTCGATCGATGATAAGACCAAGGCCATGGCCGCGGTGATCAACGAGGACATCCGCGCCGGTCGCGATCCGACAGCGGCGGTGGAGGGCGCGCGCCAGGTGGCGCAGCTCGATCCGAAGTACGTGAGCGCCCTCGATGCGCGCTTGCGATCACTCAAGCCGGCGAACTTCGTGGCCTCCGATGTCAACGGGTTTTTCGACAAGGTGCCCGGCGCCAAGGTGGGCGGCGCCTTTGGCTTAGGCGGTGAACTCCCCCCGCTCCCCGGCAATCATGCCATCCTCACCGACTACAACGATCTGCTCGCCCACTACTACCGAGAGACCGGCGGGAACCTCGCCGCGGCGAAGGCGGCCGCCGGCGCTGATCTGGTGCGGGTGTGGGGCGTGTCCGGCGTCAATGGGAAGCGCGAGTTCATGCGCTGGGCGCCCGAGGCGGCGATGGACCCGCAGCACCTGGTGCCGCAGGAGAAAACCACCGCGTTCATCCGCAAGGATTTGGAGGACAGCGCGCAAAAGGAATTTCCGGGACTCGATCGCAAGGGACTGGCGATCGTCGCGGACAGCACCACCGATCGGAGCAACGGGCGGCGCTTCTCAGTCTATGAAACCGATGCGCTCGGGCATCGCACCCCGCTCCTGCGCGGCAATGGGGAGCCGGTGACCTGGACGGTGCCCGATGGTCAAAAGCTCTACGAGACCGAGCGGGCGCGGCTGATCGAGGAGAGCCGGAAGGGCGCCCAGGAGGCGCGCGATGCCTGGGAGGTCAAGCGCAAGGCCGACCCCACTCACTTAGGGTTCCCGGAAGGGATGCACTGACATGCCACTTGACCCCGCCGGTACGGACACGCAGCTCGACGCCCCGGCGTATGCGCTCCCCCCGCGCGGCCCCAGCGGGGCGCCGGAGCCCGAGCAGTACCAATCGGGCTGGGATGTCACGCGCGCGGCCTTCCAGAGCAGCAACTACTTTGCGCAACGGCACTACGAGCAGGACCTCGACAAGCGATTGCCGCCCGGTGAAGCGGTGGCCGGCTTCGACCCGCTGGCGCACATCAAGCCCGAGTACCAGATGCACCAGGAGGCGTTCGCGCTCGATGAGAGCCCGCAGGACATGCTGCGCACCGAGACTCGCCTCGATCATCGCGCCGCAGTGGAAAAGACCCTCCGCAGTGCCGGCAAGGTGGGCACGATCGCCGAAATCGGAGCGGGCCTGCTCGACCCGTTTTCGATCACGGCCATGGCGATCCCCATCACCGCCGAGGCGCGCCTGGCGCGCATGGCGCAGCTCGCCCTCATCGGGGCGGGCACGAGCCTGGCCGAACAGGAGGCCCTGAAATCCCTCCACGAGGGCCCGGAGAGCGCCGGGCAGGAGGCGGCGGGCATCGCCGCCTCGGCCCTGCTCGGTGGGACCTTAGGCGGCCTGATCGGCGGGCGAGGGGAAGTGAATCGCTTGCGCACCGCCGCCACCCGCGAGCTGGCCAATGTGCCGCCGGCAGGGAGTGCCGAGGACATCTTCGGCGCCCAGCGCGGCAATGCCGTCCCGCCGGGCCCCTGGCCGTTTCACCCGCCCCCGACCTCGGACGCGGCCGACATTGCTGCGGACCTGCGCAATGCCGCCCAGGCCGCTGTCCCGAAGGCGCCAGAGCGCCCGAGCGGGAAAGGCGGGTCAGTGACACCCTTCGAGCCGGCGGCCGCCACAGCCCGCCAGGCGGAGCTACAGGCCACCAGCGCGCAGATTCAGGGGACCTTGGGGGATCGGGAGCAGGCGATCGCCACGGAGCTCGAGCGCCTCAAGCATCCGCCCTCAGTGCTGGCCGCCCTCGAGCGTCGGTATGGCGCGCGCACCGCCGAGGTGCTCGCCGAGCGCGCGACCGCCAACATCGATGAGCGCCGCGCCTCCCTCGAAGCACAGCTTCAGAGCCTGCAAGCCGAGCACCAGGACCTCACGCGCCAGTTGGCCGAGCACACCGGCGCCCAGGAGCAGGAAGCCGAGGAGGCGGCGCGCGCCGCGGTCGCGGCGGCGCACACGCCAGAGCCCACCGAGCCCGTGCCGCTCAGCCCAGAGCTCACCCCGCCGGTTGTCAGCGACGCCGCGCAACCAAAGCCGACGGAGGGCGCGGAACGTCAACCAGTCGCGCAGGCACCTACCGAAACCGAGCGCACGCCACCGCTCACGCACGCGCTGCACGAGGACCTGCGACGGTCACTCGCCACCCGCATCGCCCCCGAGCACTTCGAGCTCGCGAACTTCGGGCTCGCCGAGCCGCCCATCACCCTGCCCCAGGGGCACGAGCTGCTCCTCAGCCACGCCAACAACGTGAGCCCGGAGCGCCTGGAGCTGCGCGAGCGGTTGATCGACCAGCGATTCGCCGGCGCGATCGCCGGCCAAGCCAAGCCCGTGGCGATCTTCTTTTCCGGTGGCGGCGCGTCGGGCAAGGGCACGGTCAAGAAATCACTCGCCGCCGCGGGCCAGTTGCCGAAGGGCGCGGTGGAGCTCGACCCGGACGAGTTCAAGACCGGACACGAGAAGAAGGGGCTGGATGGGCTCCCCGAGTACAAGCAGATCGTGGCCGCAGGCGATTCGCGCGCTGCGGCCGTGACGCACGATGAATCGAAGCTCCTCTACGACCAGGCGCTGCGCCGCGCCATCGAGGGGCGCTACCACCTGATCCTCGATCGCACGCTCTCGGACCCGGCCAAGGCGCGCATCGAAGTGCAGGCGTTGAAGGACGCGGGGTACGAAGTGCACGAGGTGGCGGTCTCGGTCCACCCCGACAGCGCGGTGGTGCGCATGGTCAAGCGCGCCGAGGGGCCCGAGAAGCGCTACGTGCCCACCGATGCGATGTTGAAGGCCCACAAGGAGCACGCCCTGGGGTGGGCGGAGCGGGCCCATTTGTTCGAGCACAGCCGGTTGCTGGACAATAACGTTCCACGTGGAACGCCGGCAAAAATCATGGCGGAACAGAGGCTTGGGAGTGCCGCGGGGCTGGTCATCCACCTGCCGGAGAGCTATAATGAGTTCGTCCGAAAGGGCAACCTGAATGAAAAAGCGACCACATTTGCCGAGCTCTACGGGCCTGCGGCCCCACCAGGCGAAGCTGGACGCGGAGCTGGCCTCGGCCCCGAAACCCTACCCACCGGAGGCGGCGCAGAAGGCGCTGGCGGAGCAGGAGAGCGAGGCGCGCAGCAACGCGAGCCCGGTGCCGGTGGTGTTCCCCGTCCACGAGTAGAGCAGGTACTCACCGCCGCGGGGCGGCGCATCGAGGTGCGCCACAAGCTCGTTGAAGCGGTCGACCTCCTCACCTCCGAAAATCCCAACTACCCCGCCGGCCTCCAGCCGCGCGATCGCAAGGGTCGCGCCTCGAGCGAGGCGCAGGTCGCGGACATCGCGATGCGCTTGAACCCCGAGCAGCTCGGCGCCGCACCAGAGGCGGACCGCGGCGCACCGATCGTCGGGCCCGACAACGCCGTCGAAAGCGGCAACGGTCGCGTCATGGCACTGCGCCAGGTGTACGAGGGCCGCTACGCCAACAGTCCCGAGAAGGCGGCCGCGTACCGCGCGCACCTCGAGAGTTTGGGGTACGACGTGAAGGGCATGAAGGCGCCGGTGCTGGTGCGCGAGCGCACCAGCGCCCTGTCCCCCACCGAGCGCCAGCAGTTTGCGATCGAGGCGAATTCCACCAGCGTCGGCAGCCTCTCACCGGTCGAGCGAGCACAGGCCGATGCGCACAACCTCGATGCGATCACGATGGATAAGCTCCAGCCCGGCGAGCTCACCACTGTGGCCAACGCGCCCTTCGTGCGCGCGTTCGCGGAGCTGATCCCGGCGAGCGAGCGCAACGCCTACGTCGATGCGCACAACGTACTGAGCCAGGCCGGTGAAGCGCGATTGCAGGCCGCGATCCTCGCCAAGGCGTACGGCGGAACGGAAGCGAGCAACGTGACCTTGGGCCGGATGCTCGAGAGCACGGACGACTCGATGAAGTCCACGCTCAATGCCTTGCAGGATGCGGCCCCGAAATTTGCCAAGCTCCGTCAGGCGATCGCCGACGGCACCGTGGATGAACGATTCGACATCACCCCTGCCATCGTGAGCGCGGTGGAGGATGTCGCCAAGCTCCGGGCCAGTGGCACCTCGCTCGCCGAGCACCTGGCCACCGCGGATATGTTCGCGCCGAAGTCACTGGCGGTGCGCGCGTTCTACTCAGTCGACGGACGCCTGGTGGGACGGGACAAGGCGGCCGCGGCACTCGAGAAATACGCCGATGCGGCGATCGCACAGCGCACCGATCAGGCGAGCCTCTTTTCCACCGAAGCCTTCAGCCCCGCCGAGCTCATGCGCCACGCCGTGGTGCCGCGCTCCGGTGACCTATTCGGATTGCGCGGGGAGCCGGCACCAGAGGAACCGGAAACGGTTGCCGAGCCCACGCGCGGCTACAAGGGCAAGAGCGTCACCGCCGCCGATGGACAGATCGCCTTCGACTTCGCGCCGCACATCGAGACTCGTGCCACGACGAGCCGCACGCAAGTGGCGCTCGGCCGAGCCGCTCTCGGATCGCTCCTGGCGCGCCGCGACTCCAACGCCGGCGCGTCCATACTGGCGAACGGTCTCACCCGCGAGTTCACCGCCCAGGGCCACCTCTCACTTGTGGGCCAGCACCCGCGCACGCCCGGTGATTTCGCCGCGCTCGCGCAGGTGTACCGAGACCGGCGCTTTGAGACCCTGCGCTTCTTTCTCACCGACGACAGCGGCGCGATCGTGCACCAGTACGGAGGCACCTCCCGCCTCGCCGGCGCCGTGAGCTTCTCCTCCGGCTGGCTCGACACGCTCGCCAGCACCATGCGCCTGCACGGGGCCACTGGCTACTGGATGCAGCACAACCACCCGAGCGGGAACCCTGAGCCCTCGATGCAGGATGTGATGTTCACGACCCGAGCGGCGAACGTGGTTCCCGGCTTTAAGGGCCACATCATTGTCAATCGCAACAGCTACGGGCACATCGAAGGGCACGGGGAGTCGCGCGTCGTGAGCGCCCCGCACCTGGGTGGCTACTCCGATCCGTACGTGAACCCGACGCTCGCCCACCCGCTGCTCGCCGCCAAAGTGGAGAGCCCCGAGCAGCTCGCCGTGGTGGCCAAGCAGCTCGAGGTGGCGCCCGGCAATGTGACGTTGATCGCGACGGACTCGCGCGGGTTCAGCAAGGTGCTGGCTGATTTCCCAAAGGACATGCTGAGCGGGTCGGAGAAGGGCGGCGTGCCGGCACTCGCCCGCATCCGGCGCATCCAGCGCGAGGCCGGCGCCGGCGGCCATGTGTTTTTGGTGGGCAAGGAGGCGGACCTCAAAGGGGCACGGCCGCTCGCGCGCAGCGGCATCGTCGCCGATATGTTCATGACGGATGCCTACGGGCAAATCCGCATCACCGGCGCGCGCGCCGCCGGCCTGCAAACGCTCGCCACCCGCCAGCGATCCTACCCGGTGAGCTACCCGCAGCCGGACATCATGGGCCACAGTGCCCCGGAGGCAAGATTGCCGGCCGCACCCTTTGCGATCAGCGAGCCGGACACGCCGTACCGGACCGCGGAAGCGGGGAACCTGGAGGATAAGCGCTTAGGGCGAGGCGCGCGCATCATGGCCGAGGGCACGATTGGCCGCGTGGCACCGGGCCTTCGGGCCCTGGGGAGCCCGAGCTTCCGGGTGCGCCAGCTCACCCAGGAATTGGTCAACATCCCGGAGCTGACCAACGAGAACTACCGTGGCGTCCCCAGCCCCTCACCGATCGAGCGGCAACTGTGGCGCTATGACGGGATTTGGCACCAATCGCTCCGCGAGCGCGGCCGGCTGTTCAAGACCTACCGCCAGCGTCTTGCCGCCGAGGGTGGGAGCCCACTCACGCGCCAGGAGTGGGATCGCCAGGTGAGCTTTGCGATGCGCCGAGGGGACCGGAGCGACATCCCCGAAGTGGCCACCGCGGCGGTCAAGACCCGCGCCACCGTGTTCCAGCCCCTCTACGAGCGGGCGCTTAAAGCCGGGCTCATCCCCGCGCAGGCCGACATCTACGCCGAGAGCTATCTGATGCGCCAGTACGATGGGCGCGCGATCCGAGCGCACCTGGCCGCCTGGCACGCGCTCCTCACCGATGCGTTCGAGGAGCAGCTCGCGCGCGATCCGGCGCGCGCCGACATGTTCAAAGACTCCGCCGAGCAGCGGGGCGAGGCCGAGCGCATCGCGCACGATGTGACGCGCAATGTGCTGGGAGGTGAGCGCGGCACCATGGACTGGCACATCCTCGATGGGGTCCCGCACAGCGGCCAGATGACCGGGCGGACGCTGCGGCTCCCGGATGAGAAGCTCGAGCCGTTTCTAAACCAGGACATCAACCACCTCACGCACGCCTACCTTCGCTCCATGGCGCCCGAGGTGGAGTTCACCGAGCGCTTCGGGAGCCGGGACCTGAAGCAGCAGCTCGAGGGGATCAACGATGAGTACGCGGTGCTCAAGCAGCGCGCGCTCGCCGCCGGGGATGAGGGCAAGGCCAACGATCTGCTCAAGCAGCAGAACCAGGACTTCAAGGACATCGCGCTGATGCGCGATCGGCTCTATGGCATCTACGGGCAGCCGAAAAATCCGGGCAGTTTCTTTGTGCGCGCGGCCCGCCTGCTCCGTGGGGAGAACGCACTGCGCCTGCTGGGAGCGGCCACCCTCGCTCACTTCCCGGACATCGCCAACACCGTCTTGAAGTTCGGCGCGCCGCGCACCTTCGGTGCCATGGTGCGATTGGGCACGAGCCTGGAGGCGTTCAAGCTCGCGCGCGACACGACCCAGCGCATGGGGGCCGCGCTCGATATGACCATGAACGCCACCGCCTCGATGCTCGGCGATTACGCCCAGCACAGCCAGTACCTCGAGCAGCGCCTCATGAACCGCGCCACGCGCTTCTTTACGATCCTGACCGGTGAGACCCCGCTGATCACGCTGGTGCAGGGTTTGACCGGCGTGCTCGCCCAGGACGAGATACTGCGCAGCGCCGCCAAGCTCGCCAACATGCAGACGGTGCCGAAGGGCATTCGAGTGATGCTCGCCGGCGCGGGCTTAAGCACCGATGAGCTCGCCGCCATCGCCGAGGAGCACGGGCGCTTTGGATTGGAGGCCCGCGGGCTCCAGTTCGGCGCTTCCGAGCTCTGGCACGACCAGAAGCTCGCGGCCAAATTTGAATCCGCGGTGCTGCGCTTCGCGCACGGCGTGACGCTGCGCCCTGGTGCGGGCGACACGCCGGGCCTGATGTCGACCGAATGGGGCAAGACCATTTTGCAGTTCACGAGTTTTGCCTTTGCCGCGAGCCGCTCGGTGGTCAACCCGCTCGCTCAAGGGCTGGCGCATGGGGACTACCGCAGCGCCCAGGCGCTCATCTGCCTGCTCGCCGCCGGGTACTTGGCTTATTACACCAAGCAGAAGGTGGCCGACCAGCCGATCGAGACTGATCCCACGCGCCTCGGGATCGAAGTGGTGGACAAGAGCAACCTGGTCGGGTGGACCGGGCAGTTCTTATTCCCGATGCTCTGGCAGTTCGGCATGAAGAACCTCTCGCGTTGGTCCGATCGCGACCCGGTCGAAACGTTGCTGGGGCCCACCGCGGGCACCGTGGCGAGCGCCTACACGCGCCAGTTCCCCGGCCGCATCTTCGGCAACCCCAACATGGATGAGGAAGGCGGGGAGGCCAATCTGCAATTCAGGCGCTCCGACCTGCACTTCCTCCGCCGCATGGCCCCAGGGCAGAACATCTGGTACTTGCGCCACGGGATCAACCAGCTCGAGGACTCGATCGGGGACGCCTTTGACCTGCCCGGCCAATCCGAAGCCCAGCGCGCCGCCGAGCGGCACGCTCAGACGCAATAGGTGACACCATGACCATAGGCACGACCGCTTCGCGCGCCCTGTACAACGGCGATGGGGCGAGCACCGTTTTCCCGGTGCCGATCCAAGCCTACCAGGCGAGCGATTTTACGGTGCTCGCCACCAACACCACCACCGGCTCGGTGTTCGCCTTGGTGCTCAATTCCGATTACACCCTGGTCGCCTCGAGCACCGATGCGCCCCCGAAGTGGACGCTCACCACGCTCACGGGCCAGATCCCCTCGCCCTATGCCGTGGGCTACGTGCTGCAAGTCTTTATCAACCCAGTGCGACAGCAGCAGACGCAGTACGTGCAGGGCCAGGCGTTCCCCTCGCTTGCCGTGCAGACCAATTTCGATCGCTTGACGCAGATGGTGCAGCGCCTCGAGGACCAGTTGGGCCGCGCGATCCACACCCCCGATGGGGATGTCTCCCCGGCGATGCTCCTGCCCACTGCGGCGGCGCGCGCCAACACGTACCCGAGCTTCGATGGTGCCGGAAATTTAAGCGTTGCGGTATCGGTGCCCTCCGGCACGCTCTCGCAATCCAGCATCGGCGCGTTCCTCTGGCCCCGCACCGCCAATGAAATCTCCTCCGGCGTCGTGCCCACGGCCTTTTTCTACCCGCCTGGGGATGTGCGCCGCTATGGAGCTGATGCCACCGGGGCCGCCTCTTCGGCAAGCGCATTCCAGCAGGCCGCCAATGCGAACAAGAGCGTTGTGATGCCCGAGGGCGTCTACAAGATCGATGCTCAGGTGAACTGCGCGGGACGCCAGGTGTGCTTCTCCGGCGCTTCGCGCGGCTCTGTGACCTTGAATCTCAGCACCGCCGTCGATGCTTTCAAGTGGACCACGGCCTTCGTCACGGGCGCTGGCTTTCGCCACGCCGTGCTCGATGTGGGTGGGATGACCGGTGGCTTTGCCCTCAGCTTGCAGGGTCAGAATCGCATCGTCATCAATGATCTGACCATCCGCACCAACAGCCTCGGAGCGGGCGCGATCTATCTCGAGGACATCAACGCCATTGGGTTGCGGGACATTTGGGGCAACGCGAACTTCGGGACGAATGGCGCCTTCATCAAGGCCGTTGGCACCACCGCAACCTCCTTCAACGTGCTGGACCTGGACGACATCCAGTATGGGGGGACGGGCGGAGCGGCCTCGACCTCTTCGGATTTTCTGGTGCTGGAGGGCGGCGTCAACACCGTCGATATGAGGCATTGCGGTGCAGTCGCCTGCCGCTTTGGCGTCATCACGACGAACCCGGCGGCGCTCACCAGCTTTGGGGAATTCATCGACGCGACGGATACTCAATTCGATGGGCTATGGGGGACGGCCGTCATTCTGGGAACCGCGGGGGCCGGGACCACCGGCACTCACTACTTCAATCAGCTCTACATCCACAACTCGGGAGCCAACAATGCGGGTGTGACCGCGCTCGACGGCCACGGCATGTACATCTACCCCAACTGCCGCGAGGCTTCCTTCCAGGGCGGGGTCATCGTCACCTGCAAACTCAACGGTGTGTACAACGACGGCAACGGCATCCGCTTTTCGGACTTCAAGATCAGCAAGAACAGCCAGCTCGCCGTCGGCACTTATCCGGGCTTCCAGCTTGGCCCCAGCTCCTATGAGTGCAAGGTGTTCGACAACATGATCGGGCAGCACACCGGCTCCTCGACCTCGGACATGTCCTACGGCGTGCAGCTCGACCTCGGGTCGGCGCGCAACACGGTTACCGGTAACACGCTGTTCCTGAATACCCTCGGCCCGATCCTCAACAACTCGGGCGATGTCAACACGCAGATTCAGAACAATCTCTACGCCGGCAACATGACCTTCAGTCCCGCGCTGGGCCCCGCAGCGATGGGCGCCACGGTCAACAATTACAACCCGACGAACTGGAGCATCAATGTCAAACGCTTGCGCCTCACGCCCAATGCAGGGGATACGACGATCACGGGACTCTTCACGGGCGTAGGGGCAACGACCTGGACCGACGGCACCACCCTCCTGGTGCAGAACTTGAGCGCCGCCGATAACGTGAAGCTCTCGCACCTGAACGGTGCCTCGAATGCGTGGAACCAGTTTTCCCTGCCGAGCGCGGCCACGCTGACCATACCGCCGCTGGGCACCCAGCAGATCATGTACGATGGGGTTCTCTCGAAGTGGATCAAAGCCTGATGGAACTTGACCTCGACGATCCGGTGTGTTTGCGCGACCAGCTTTGTAAAGCGCTCGCGATCATCAGGACGCGCGATGAAACCACCGAGCAGATCATTGCTCGGCTGGAGGGGCAGTACGCCGCGCAGTACGAGGAAATGAAAAAGGACCGGGAGCGATCGCGCCAGCTCTTTGAGAACTTGAAGGAAGAGCTGCGCCAGGTCTCGCTCCGCTACGCGGTGCTCCGCCAGCACCAGGTACGCATCCGCTCGCTCGGGGTCCTGGCCAAGGGTAAGAGCCTGGATGCCGCGCTCGATAGCATCTTGAAGCAGATGGGCGTGCAGGATGTCGAAAAGCTCAGCATCGAGGCGGGCGTGGCCCATGCCATCCGAGGGAGGCTCCAATGACCCCGCTGTCCCCGCACTTCTCGCTCGAGGAACTCACCTTCAGCCAGATCGCATTGCGCCGCGGCATCATCAACACGCCCAACGAGGCGCAGATCGGCGCCCTCACCCGGCTGTGCGTGACGCTCCTGGAGCCCGCCAGGACGCTGCTGGGCGTGCACCTGCATGTGGACAGTGGGTTCCGTAACCCGGAGGTGAACCGCCTGGTGGGCTCCACAGCGCCCCACAGCGCACATCTGGACGGGCGGGGAGCGGACATCATCCCGATCGGCATGGACCTGCACGACGCCTTCGCGCTGGTGCGCGCTTCAAGCCTGCCCTTCGATCAGCTCATCATCGAGTGCAACGCCTGGCTGCACCTGGCGATCGCCGATACGGACGAGCCCACGCGCCGCGATTGCCTCACCTGCACCGGAACCCCTGGGCACTGGACCTACACCCACATTTGAAGGAGCCACGCCTATGAACGCTGGTTTGATAGGTCTCATCGGTTACGCGCTCGGTGCCTACACCTGGCCGAAGCTCCGGGCGCGCGTGCTGGCCTGGGCGGCTCGGCGAGCGGGCAAGGCCCCGTGAAAATCGAGAGCGGCGATGTCGCCGGCATCATCACCGCCTGCGGGGCCTTCATTGGGCTGATCGTGACCCAGGTGACGAGTCTGATCATGACGATTCGCAACCGCCGCGCGGTCAAGCAGCACGGGGAGCGCCTTACAGAGCTCGAGAGCGCGAGCGGCGTGCACAAGACCTTACCGGACGCTTAAACGTGGGGTTCGATCGCAACCCCGCCTTCGGCCGAGCGCGCAGCGCCGAATCCGACGACGACGACGAGCTCTCGCGCACCTACACCGGAGTGGTGGTGCAGCTCGAGGCGGAGAGCCTGAGCGCGGCCGGCCCGTCCAAGGAACTGCTCAACCAGATGGTGGCCTGGATGGGCCTCGCCCGCCCGCGCCTGGTGGCGCTCCACAAGGCGGAGGTGGCGCTGCGCTTCCCGGTGCTGGAGGAGCGGGTTAGAAACCTAAAACTCCTGGTCATCGGCCAGTGGGCCGCGATCCTCTTTCTCGCCGGTTTGGTGTTCAAGACATGAGCCCGGATTTGCACACGGTGGACTGGCTGATTGGCGGGTGCACTCTGGCCTTGGCCGTCCTGGTCGTCGCGCTCTATATCCGCACCCACGATCGGCAAAAGCGCAACCACGAGGAGACCGGCCGTAAGATCGATGTGGTGGGCCAGAAGGTCGGGGATGTGGAGCAGGCGGTGCAGAGCGTGGACAAAGGCGTCGAGGGCGTCCGCGTGCAGATCAGCGACAACACCGATGCGGCCCGGCTCCGGGAGGAGAAGGCCGACAAGCAGCAGCGTAAATTCCAGACCGGCATCTTCAATCACTTCCTCGAGTGGCTCAGATCGGTGACGCCGAGCAAGGCGAAAGAGGAGCCGGTGAAACCCAACGGGGCGGCGGTGCCAAAAACCGAGGAGCGCCGTGACGACCAAACTTGAGGCGATCCTGGTGGCCGTGCTGCTGGCGATGGGCGCGGCGTGGTACTGGACCTCACACGAGCGCAGTGTCGGGGCGGCCAAGTGCGTGGCCAGCGATGCGAAGGCGGTCACGACGGAAGGGACCAAGAACGCCGCGGCCGAAGGGCGTGCCGGCGAGATTGTCAAGCAGGAGGCCACCGATCATGCGAACGCGATTACTGCCCCTATTGCTCCCGTGGCTGCTCTCGGCATGCAGCACGGTGCCCAACCATTCCACTGCCGCCCCGCAGTACCAGCCCCCACCCCCGGACCCCTCGCTGATGTCGACCCCCTCCGGTTCATACGAATCACAGGCCCGTCAGGATATTTGCCGGACGACCTTAACGCCCACTTCGAGCGAGAAGTGCAGCGTGCGCACGCCGCCGACGACACGATAGAGAAACTGCGCGACTACGCGCTCAGGGTGTGCCCGCGGCCGAAGTAGCACTGTCACAGTCGTGACAGCGGCTATTGGCTGGTCTCTCGAGCTGTGAGTCCCACGCTTCCGAGGCGCACCGCCACGGCAAACCGCATTTCGATTCGGGGCTTCCCTTTGGCCACAAATGCCACACCGTCGACATAATTGGCATGAACCAAATGTCTTGAGTCAGCGGGTCCAAGTCTGTTCCTTCATTGCAGGAGCGAGCGGTGGTACGCCTCGAGCTCGTCGTGGATTTTACTCATGCGCTCCAGGTCCCGCTCGGTCGGCTCGCTCCCCGGATCGAGCATCCGGATGATGCTGGCATACAGGTGCTGCGCGCCCATGTAGTAGCCGCGGCGCATGTCGTACTGCTGATCGGCCGGGAGCCGGGCGCCACCGCTCACCAGGAACGCCTGCCAGCCGCCCTCGATGATCTTGCCCTTGTCGGCCCACTCGGCGAGCGCCTTGTCCATCAGCGCCTCCAACCGCTTGGCCTCATCGCGCAGGTTCATAACCCTCCGTGCGCTGGCCGGTCCTGGCCGCGCAGTTGCTGTCCTCCGAGTTCGCTCTAAAGCGCGCCGCGCACCAGGGCGCGTGCGCGCTGAATCTGCCGGGCGCGCCATTGTCCTCGCCTTTCGTAGGCTCCTCGCACACCGCGCCATAGCGCCGGACGTCGCCGACGATCGGATATTTCTTGGCGAGCTCAGGGTCGACGACAATTCCAGCGAGCCGCTCGCACAACGTGGGATCGGCGAGCAACTGCTCTCTCGTGATCCGTGCGATGCCCAGGGTAATTGCTTTCTCCCAGCCCGCCTCGGTGTAGCGCTGCCGCTCGCCAGGTGGCCACGCATAAGAGGCGATGTCGACCGGCTCAATGTGGGCTTCGGAGGTTTCCCTGCCCATATTTAATTCGGCGAAAGAGCACGGGTACATTGGCTGTCCAGGTTCGTAGTTCACTGGCCGGTCTCCACGATGATGCGCCCCTCGTTTTCGGAGTCGCGCTGGGCGATCGCGCGCGCCTCCGCGTGTGGGAGGAAGCGGTACACGATCGCATCGGCCGTGCCCTGGGCGAGGAGCTGCTGATCGGCGGGCACCGCCTCGAAGTCTTTGGCCGTGAGGGTGAGCCCGTCCTTGGCGAGCTTCCACAGGAGCACGCTGACGAGTTTCATCCAGCGGCCCTGGAGCTCAAGCACCCCGACCTTGTCATCCACCCGCCCGCTCACTTCCCCGGCCGCGACGCGCCGGCGCATGGTCCGAAGGCTGATCCAGGAGAAGGCAATCTCCTCCCCGTGCGTGTCGTAGACCAGCACCCGATCCATCGGAAGGCCCCCCAAGTCCTTGCGCGTGACCTTCGTGCCCCGCGGGGCCAGGCGCCACATCAGCGCGCACGCCACTTTAGGCCAGCTCCACACCATGGCGCTCATAGCTCGGAACGCGGAACCGTGGTGAGCGACCAGATTGGCTCGCCGTGAGGCGGCCTGCTTACCGTGAAGGTCTCGCCGCGAGCCATCAACCTGGTGAGGATGCCGCAGAGCTCGCGCCCGAAACGCTGCGAGTCGCTCCAATAATCGGCCCGCAGCTCCCACAGACTCTTGGCATCCTGCGGATGCGAGCTGGTGGCAACGGGCCAGCGGGGAAGGGCTTTTCTCACGCGACGGTGGCCGGGTCTGCACGGTGCAGCCAGCCGTCCCGAGAATCGCCCAAGCGCACGTCAAGCTCCGCTTCACTCTCGGGGTGCAGGTGCGCATCATTGGCCAGGCGCAGGTACAGACAATGCCACCAGTGACGCACGATCGCGTCGGGGTGCTTGTAACCGAGAATCTCGGTCCCGTGCATCAGGTGCATGTGAAAGTGGTGCGGGATGCCATCGAGCTCGCGCAGGTATTGATTGACGTGCACCATCATGCGCTCGGTCCACGGGTCCAGCTCGTCATCGCCCTCGAGACTCGGGCCGTCGAAGGAACCGCCGCTGGGCTGAATGGGATCGCGCAGTGCCTCGCCCAGGAACGCGGCCTTAATGACGCAGCGCCGATACCAGCGCAGCAGCATCTTCGCCGCGCCGTACTTTGACACGCCGTCGGGCCCACGCATCGCCAGGATCAGGACCGACTGCTGCATGAAGGGCAGCTCGTGTATCCACTCCTGGGTGACCGGGCCTCGCTTTCTGCTCATGCGACCCGCCCGAGGGCATCGTTGGCCCGCTGGCGCAGGATGCGCCCCAGGAGTTCGGCATCCGTGGCCGCGTCACACACGTCGCGCTTGAGGCATTCCTGGAGCGTCTTTTTCAGCCAGTAGGAGGCGCTCGGGTCCACCAGTATCGTGCCCGCTTCGGGCTCCCGATCAATGTGGGCCGAGAGGTGCATGGCGCCAAACACGCGCGGCACCCCGCCGCTGTCCAAGCGAACCGTATACACGGTGTTAATCCCCTGTGAGACCGCCAGCACCAGGCCCGGCCCGTGGTCCGTCCACTGGCCAGCCGCGTGATGCACCATCACCCGCACTCGATTTCCGATCGCGAACATAACGCCGACTCCTGGGGCTCGCAAGCCCGTGCTTGACCATTAACTGCTCAATCTCACCGCTCCGCTTCTCCCATTCCGCCTGGCTCGCCTTCATGGCCCGAGCCGCGGTCAGCAGGTCCGAGAGGGCGTGCAGCAACTCATCCTGGGCGGCCGCGGGCAGCTCCTCCTCGGCGCTCATGCGACCTCAGCGCGCGCAGTGGTGTCGGCGCGTCTTTTAAGCGCCACCTGGCACGCGGTAGCGGCCACCAGGGCCAGCTCCAGCTCGCTCAAGTGCACTTCACTGTGGTTACCGCGGGCCTTGAATAGCTGGCGCGCGACCAACTCACCGCACTGCTTGGCTAACGCCGAGAGACTCGGCGCTGCATTGCCAATGATTCCGCTCAAGTGACCTCCTGGGGCGGCGTCACCGCCCGTCGTTGATGTTCCTTGTCGAGGGCCGCGCGACCGGCTTGCGTAAGGCGCAGGTCCAGATCGAGCAGCCCCAGGCGTACCGCCTTGGATACCGTTTGCCAGTGCTGTGGGTTGTCCGGTTCCGCAGCACCATGAGTGACGGCGCTAGCACCATGAGTGACGGCGCTCTCGAGGAGCCGCTCCATCGGGGAGGGCTCGGCGCGCTTCGCCGCCTTGGCCGCGGCACGCGCGATTGCGACGTAGTCGCTCATCGCTGTACTTTGGCGGCGGCGGTGCGGGCCATGTGTGCCACTGAGGGCAACGCAGCGCCTTGGTTGCCGCAGTACTTGGCTATCCGTTGCAGCGCCGTCACGAGCTCAGCGCGCTGGCGCTCAAGGAAGCAGATGTAATCCCAGGTCAGATCGCGCGTCTGGTAGTCGTCCGCGGCGCTCATGCGGCCTCCGGCCGGATGAACTCATCGAGCCGGTAACCCATCCGCTCGAGCGCATCGCAGACCTCGGCCGGCAGCTCGAAAGAGCCATCGAAGTCGATCAGCATGTCCCCATCCCAGCAAAGCATCCCGGTGCTGAATCGGCCGGTGGCGTTGGTGCACCCAGGGCCGCGCAGCTCGTAGCCGTGCGGCGCCCTGGTGGCGCTCTGGCGGTAGAAGTCTATCTCCGTGCCGTCGCTCAATCGGATTTCAGTGGTGTCGCTCATTTGACCTCCTGGGTTTCCTTACGCCTTATACTGAACCTGTGGGGTACAGTTGTCAAGCGGAGAGTGTGCAGCGGACAGGAAAGGGGTGTTGCTGCCCATCGGCTGTGAGGCGCCCGTCGCGAAACTCCGAGTAGTGCGCGTGCCCGCGAGTCACCAGGGCCTCGACGGTGCCGGCCTGCCAGGCGTGCTCGAAGGTGAAGGCGTAGCGGCTCCAGACCCCGCCCCGGTGCCGGTGCACGGATCGGTCGGGCTCGCCCCGCATGAACGCGAGACACGCCTCCATGGTGGGCGTCAGCGGTTTGGCCTTGAGCACCGCGTTCATGGCTGCGATGCGCCGAGCGCGGCCCGGCCCTTGTCGGTGATTTCATGCGGCGCCGGCGTGCAGTAGCCCTCGGCGGCCAAGCGATCGAACATGCGCGCGACGGACCCGCCTCCCCGTCTTTTCCCCGCGCACCACGCAAGGGCGCCACCGTCACGAATGCGGCGCAGCGCATCGAGCTGGGTTTTGGTCATGACTGCACCTTGGCGAGCGCGGCGTCCGCTATATCGCGGGTGCGCGCTTGCCACTCGAACGGACTCTCGAAGGGTCTGCGCTTTAAGTCGGCGATTTGGCGTAGTGCCGCCAGCAGATCATTGCGCTCGGCCAGCAGTTTGTCCCACTGCTCCACGAGTATGGCCTCTGGAGTGCGCGCGCTCATCGCCCGGTCTCGCGTATGTCGCCGGCCTCGGGGAAATCATCGGTGCAGCAGCGTTCCTGGCCGGGCGCCAGCTCCTCGCCGCAGTTGGGACACTCCTCCCGCGCTCGCCGGTCCCACACCACATCGCCCTCGGCGCAGCGCACCTGCGCGACTCGCCAGTCGCTATTGCACGGTTCGCGCGTTTTTTCCAGCGCCGAGCGCCTGGCCTCGCGCAGCGTGTTCTCCTCGGTCACCGACAGCTCGCAGTCGTCGGCATCCAGGAGCACAACCCGATAGGGGGCGCTCATGCGGCCTCCGGCCCGGCCGGCGCCAGCACCTCATCCTCGGGGAGCTTGAGCTCTTCGATCGCGGGGTGGTCGGTGCGGTTGTCCCGGTTGTACTGGAGGATTCGCCGGTTCTGGTCGCGGATGTGCCCGTTGATCGTGGCGATGAAGTCCTCGACGCTGGCGCTGGCCACCTTGCACACCTCGGTGTTGCTGATGTCCCGATCGCTCCCGATCGCAAACGGGGTGAGCCCGCAGCCCACGTAGGGGCCCGGCGCCCCGCCGTCCTTGAAATCGAACACGTAGAGCCACTCAATGTCGCCATGCAGCTCAGTGGTCAGTTCGTACACCGGCCGCGCCGCCCGCTCGTAGCTCTGCTGCTCGTACTTGTCCAGGACGATCGAGCGCAGGAAGGCGCCGGCGGAGCGATCGCAGGCCAGGAGCTTAGCCCCCAGGTCCGCCCCGCACTCGCTCGGGTATCCATCGCAGTGCCGGTAGAGAAACACCACGCTCTCGCCGTGGACCACAACAATGTTCGCTCGAGTGCTCATGGGTGCCTGCTCCTTCGGTTAGGATTCGATCCTATACCTGTGGGGTTCAGCCGTCAAGCGTTTATTTCAGGGCTGGACCATTGCGGTACAGTGACCGGCTGTAGTATGGTGACGCCCATGAATACCGCACTCAGGGAACTGCGCCGGCGTTGCCGCACGAAACTCAAGCAGGACATCGCCGAGGAGGCTGGGGTCTCCCCTGGTTTCATCAGCGCCGTGCTGGCCGGGCGCAAGCGCCCAGGGCCAAAGCTCTTGGCGTACCTGAAGCTCGAGGCGTACGAGGCGTACCGCTATGCGCGCGGGCGCGCGAGCTTTTCTGGAGGGTAAGGGGTGGGGCTGACAGCGGAGGGGTCCGGCCCGCGGCCGTGGGGGACGGACCCCTCCCAAGCTGGCCAGGTTCCGCCGCCCGCAGGCCGCCCTGGACTTGGACTTAGACTCTATCTAATTTGTCGTGATTAAGCAAGTTGTGACGCATTTCACGCCTGTGGATATTCCTGTGGATGGTTCGTGCAGCCTGCTGGCAGACAGTCGACCCATTGAACCGCGGAACCCTTGGATGCGCTCCAGGTATATCGCCTGGAGAGCCTCGGCTAAGCAGCGGAACATTCCCATTGAGCTGACCCTCCAGCAGTGGTGCGGCATCTGGGCCCCCTATTGGCCGGACCGTCTGAGGGCCGATTTGGTGCTGGCCCGCAAGTACGATTTGGGCCCGTATGCGGTGGGGAACGTGTACATCACGACCCGAGCGCAGAACTGCAAAGACCATCACCTGCACCGCAGGCCGCCGGCGCGCCAGCCGTGGGATGTTCCTGTGGGGTAGCTGTGGATGACCTGAGCATTGGCCTGTGGATATCTCACGCGCCGCGCAAGTGACTCCTCTTAGTCTTAAATCCTAAGACCTAAGAATAAGATTTATAGAGCAAATCCGGTTTGGCGAGGGGGAGGGAGCCGAGAATGGGATCAGCCCGGAGCGCCTGGACCAAAGCCCTCGATCGGCTCGAGACCTACCGCGTGCACCCCAAGCGCGAGCGGATGGGCAATCGCGTCACATGCGTCGATGGACTCAAGTTCCGCTCCAAGCTGGAGGCCGACCGCTACAGCGAGCTCAAACTCCTGCGCGCCGCGGGTGAGGTGAAGTGGTTTTTGCGCCAGGTGCCCTTTGACGTGGCGCCGGGTGTGATATACCGTGCCGACTTCCTGGTGGTCTGGAACCTCGGCGGTACAGTGGAAAAAATCACAGTAGAGGACACCAAGGGGTTTCTCACCGATACCGCGCGGGTCAAGTTGGCCGTGGTCGCTCAACGCTACGGGATCAGCGTACAGATTCTCACGCGCGCGCAGGTGCGAGGATGAGCGAGCGCGGGCCGTGTGGGGAATGCCAGCACTCGCGCCAGGCCAAGCAGCTCGGCACCGTGGCGCTGTATTGCTTCCGCCGCTCCCCGCAGGCGATCCTGATCCCGCAGGGCAAAAACGGCATGGGCCTCGCCGGGGTGTGGCCGCCGGTCACACCAACCGATTCGTGCTGGGACTTCGTGCCCGCCCCCGCAGGTCCCCGCACCGTGAACGCTGGGGTGCGCGAGGCGATCGCCGGCAACGGGAAGCACGAGTGATGAAACAGGTCGAGGCGGTGCGCTCGATTGTGATCCAGGAATTGGTCGACATGCGCCAGCGCATCGGGCTGCTCCCGGATTTCGAGACTGAGGCCATTACCGCCCTCGGGGGCATCCCCTTCACGCACCCCGACGCGCTCGCGCAAGTGGCCAACGCGGTGCTCGAGCAGCTCGGGCACCCCAGGAGCCAGGCGCAGCAACCGCGGTTCGATAAAACCGTGCGCGCGGTGAACAAGCAGGCGCGCCGGCCGCGTCACAACGGGAGGGCGCGCCTGTGAGCAACACCAGGGAGCGGGTGAAGGTGACGCGCGCCAAGCGCAACGGGGCCACTCCGCCGCCGGTGGTGCCCGCTGCGGAGCCGGGGAAGAAACCCAAGCTGGGCTTGCCCGATCCGCTCCTCGCCGCCCAGGAGGAGGCCCTGCACGCCAAGGAGGGCAATCACAAGCTCGGTCTCGCCGTCGATGCGCTGCGCACCGGATTGGAGACCATCGCGATCGCTGAAATGGACCTGCGCACGAAATTGCCGGTGACGACCGCACAGCTCCGCGGGCTCGCCGTGGAAGCGTTGAACGCCTACAGCCAGGTGAGCGGCCAGTCCTGGCGCCGTCATAAACTGATCGGAAGCTGGGCCGGGGATCGGAACCTTGCAACGCTGGAGGACACATGACCGACACACTCGTTTGCCCCAAGTGCGGCTCGACCAATTTCATTAAGGCCACCACGCCGGGCGGATTGCCGGCGCTGCGCTGCCGGCCAGGGTGCGAGAGCGTTTGGGATGAGGGCGACCTGAGCGGCACACGTTTCCGCTACCTGCACGACCAGCACCACGAGGTGCCCGTCGACGACACCGCTCCGGCGGTAGAGGCTGCGAACGAGCCGAGTGCCGAGGTGGCGTGGGGTGAGGGGCCCGAGGCGGCGTGATGGATCGGAGGCGACAAGTCGGCTTGCCTGAACCCTTCGGCAGCGCGGGCGCAGGCGTGTACGCGGATGCACGGCGCCTGGAGCCGCCCGTCACCGAAACGGTGCAGATGACGGATTCGATGAGCGCGCAGCAGCGATTCGCTGCGGTCGTCGATGTGCTGCGCCAGGCCATGGAGTCGATCGCGGAGGATCAGTACTACACCCCGCGCCTCAGCTGGGCGCCACGGTCCTGGCTCACCTACTGGCGCGATCGGTGGGCCGATCGCTTCGCCCCGCACCGCTCCTGCCGCACCATGCGATTGAAAGCGGCCAAGGCCCTCGATGAGGTCGCAGAGCTCACCGGCCAGCCCTGGCGCGGTTTGACGCGGATCACACCGGTGCGCCCCGCCACATCCCCGTACCAGAGCCAGAGCCGCGGCGTTCGCCGTTTCTGGAAGCGATAAAGGGAGGTTCCATGCCAATCCTGAGCCAGGCGCAGCGCGGCGCCATGCACGCGGCGGCCGAGGGGCGGAGCACGCTCGGCATCCCCAAGAAGGTGGGCCGCGAGTTCGTGAAATCCGACACCGGCGGGCACCTGCCCGAGTACGTGCAGCGTCGCAAGTTCGCGCGGCAACGCATGAAGCATTGACGTGGCGGCGAGGGGCCCATCGGCGAACGCCAAGCGGCGACGCTTCGCCGAGGAATACGCCAAGGACTTCAACGCCACCCAGGCGGCGATCCGCGCAGGCTACTCGCGCAAGTCCGCCAAGGTGTGCGGCTCCAGATTGCTGACTTTTGCTGACGTTCGCGACCACTTGGCGCAGATCGTCGCCAAAGCCAGCCGATCGAATGAAATCACGGTCGAGCGCACCATGCGCGAGATTGCGAGCGTCGCCTACGGGGATGTGGGCGCGCTGTTCGACGAGGCTGGGAACTTGAAGCCGATCCAGCAGATGGACGTCGACGCGCGCGCCATGATCGCAGGGGTGGAGCACGAGGAAATCTTCGGGCCCAGTGAGGGGGAGGGCGAGCCCCGGCGCGTGTTGGGCATGGTGCGCAAAGTGCGGCTGCGCGACAAGCTCAAGGGGCTCGATCAGTGCATGAGCATCCTCGCGATGCACAAGAGCGTGAACCCGCTCGCCGCCAGCGGCCTGAACCTGCACATTTACCCGAGCACCTACAAAAGGCCGAAGTGATGATCAGCCGCGAGGAAAATGAAAAACGGATCGGAGCGCTGGACCGGCACGATCTGGAAGTTGAAGCCATGGAAGCCTTCGACATACTCAATTCGCCCGAGGTCATGGATTTTCTCGACGGCGTGCAGCGCGAGGTTGGGCACCAGATTCAACGCTGGGGCACCGTCGGCGATCGTGCCAAGCAGCCGCAAGACTGGTTTTGGCTGATCGGTTACCTCGCAGGTAAAGCACTCAAAGCCCACATCGACGGCGATGTGAACAAGGCCCTGCACCACACCATATCGAGCGCCGCCGCGCTCGCGAACTGGCACACGCACATCAAACATGGCGCCGGCCTGATGACGCCCGGATCGAGCGACATCCAGCGGATGCTGGAGGAGACCTTCGCGTTGAAGGAATAGCCTATGCCGATGCACCGCAAGAACAGCGCGCGCGGCGATCCGCGTAACAGCGCCGGCGAGCAGCGATGGTTCGCGGCGAACAACAAGCGCCAGCGTCGACGCAATGCGCTCGCGAAGGAAAGCCGGCGTCGCAATCGGGGCCGCTGAGGGCGAGCGCGTGAGCCTACACGATGAGGCCATGGCTTTGATTCAAGCGCACGAGCGGCGCCAGGCTCATCCGTGACCAGGCCCTATCGCTGGACCGCAGACGGTCATGCCGCGAGGCGTCGGCGCATGAAGGCGCTCCACGCCGACCCGGCGTTCAAGGCGAGCGCCAGGGCGCGCATGAAGGCGCTCCACGCCGACCCGGCGTTCAAGGCGAAGATGAAGGCGCTCCACGCCG